TTCCGTTGGGGAGTTTATTGAGGAGACAAAAAAAGAGATTGATATAGCGAAACAGCTTGCAGACAGGGAGGCCGAGCTTCAGAAAAGAAAGCGGGAGAGCCAGGTCCTACATGCCAAGACCCTGAATCAGATCCATGAATTGACGCTCGTGGCAAAAGATGCAACAAAGACCGAAGAAGAACGAATGAACGCCCTCGACTTATCTAATGCAATACTTACAAAACAGATTGAATTGGAGCAGGAACTCGCAAAAGAAAAATATGACCTTATAGTTGCCAACAATGCGCTGTCAAAATCGGGCACCGAGGATCTTCAAGCAGAGGCCGACGCCTTGGCAGAGTTCTATAATGTTCAGGCGACACTTAACAAAAAAATAGTTGCTAACGCTGCCGAGCGGCAGGCGCTTACCAAAGAGATAAGGGCCGCAGAGCAAAAGGAAAAGGAGGAAGCGTTCGAGAAAGATGTTGAGCGTTATAGAATATTAGCGGACAAAGCCAACGAAGCGTTCGAGAAGGAGGTTGAGCGGCTCGAATTGTTAAACCAAGCGGAAATAAAATACTTGGAGGACATGATTGCGGCCAAAGAGGGAAATGCCTTTGAGGTTTTGCGATTAGAGAAAATGCTGCTTGAGGAACAGTACACACAGGAGATTGAACAGGCTGAAAAGTTAGGCTTAAATACTACCGCTATTGATGCCAAATACTCGAAAGCAAGGGTTGACATAGCGGAAGCGGAGAAAGATGCTAAACTGGCGTTTAACAGCCTTTTTGCTGGAGAGGTCCTCAAGCTGTTCGGGGAGGCCACCGCCGTTGGAAAAGCTGCTGCCATAGCCCAGACGGCAATAGCCACTTATCAGGGGGCGCAGCAAGCCTTTGCCTCTGCCCAGATTTACCCCGCACCGTGGGGCCAGATAGCAGGGATAGCGGCTGCGGGTGTCGTTATTGCTAACGGAATAAAAGCTATCAGACAAATAACCGCCGTGCAGTCTGGTTTGCCCGGGACAGGGACGGCAGGCGGTGGCGGTTCAATAAGCAACCCGATAAGTACGGGCAGCAGTACAAACGTCAATCCATCAATAGGTCAAGGAATTGTAACCCGAAGCGACAATTATACAACAAGTATGACCTCCAACGGAAACGGTTCTACAATGCAGACCGTACTGGTGGAGAATGATGTTACCGTAAAACAGAACCTGACCAAAGAGCAACAAACGACATCCGTAATTTAATTTTGCACGTGGAACGATTATAGATTTAATGTTATTTTTATGTTTTATTTTATAATTATAGATTTTGAACGAAAAGTGAACAACGTATCGAATAATTAATTAATTTTGAAACTATGGAAAATTTACCAATTATAGCGGGAGAGGTTGGATATGACATCATGCTGTCAGATTTCACCAGCAGTCCCAAGTTTATACTCAACTCATACGGAGGCGAGGTTAACGAGGGTTTTGCCATTCACGACTATTTACGTGGCCAGCCCGATTCAGAGGTTGGCGTAATTGGAGTTTGTGCCTCAATAGCGACAGTTATCCTACTCGGGGCCAAATCGAGATGGGCTTCCCCTAACTCAATGTTCCTTATTCACAATCCATGGTCAATAACGGCGGGGGACGCCAGTGAATTAGTAAAGACGGCTGACGAACTGAAAGCGCTGCAAGATAGGCTTGTTGCTTTATACGTCAGGTTTTTAAATATACCCGAGGCCGAAATTATCGACCTTATGGTAAATGAAANAAGAATGGATGCGGAGAAAGCCCTTAGTGTTGGACTTATCCACGAGATTAGGACCGACTGGTCCGAAGTGGAGAATGGGTCCGAGGTTCTGGAGGGGGAGACCGCAAAAGCTATGTTCTATAACCTAAAAAGAATTAAAATGACAACTGTATCAAAAAATGAACTAAAAGACGAATTAAAAGCGTTTGAGGAGTCTTTTTTTACTAAGGTGAAAAACCTTTTTAAGCCGATTAGAGCAGTGGCACTGCTTGTTAAAGATGTCAATGGTCAGGAAATTGATTTTGACGTAGAGACCGAGGATCAAATTGCGGTCGGTACAAAAGCTACCGTAAACGGAGACCCAGCTAAAGGCGAATTTGTCTTGGCCGATGGACGCACACTTGTATTTGAAAGTGGCATCGTTACCGAAATAAAAGAGCCTTCTACCGTACCGGACACAACGGCTGGAGAATTGCAGTCCGAAATAGTGTCTTTGGAAGCTCAATTAGCGGAGCAGAAAACGGCTAACGCTCTTTTACGGAGTGATTATGAGAAGAAGGTCAATATTTTAGCTGCTGATTTTGCGAAGTTCAAAAACACTTTTAGCGGAAAAATTGACCATATCAACATGCCAGAGAAAAAAGACGAGAATGTTTCACGCTCGGCGTTTAAAAAACAGTAATTAATTATTTAATATTTAAAGAAATGAGTGCAATTGATTTTACCGGATTAACCCTCACATCAGATGAGGCAAGAGAGACTGCGGACTTAGTCTTTGCGACGTTGTTCACAAAGCCTGAGACCTTGCAGAAGGTTCACGATGTCCGCACGGGCGTCGAAATGGATAAGTATATCCCTATTTTGGGCCAATACGGCCTTGTCGGAAAAGTTGATGCTGGCGGTTGCGTGTCAAATGTAGAGGCTGGCGATATACCTGTGAGCGAGAAGCAATGGTTGCCTAAATTGATTTCCTTTCGGATTGAGCATTGCCAAGCGGACGTTCCCGACCTGTTGAAGTTTTGGAAAAAATCCCGCATAGCTGCTGAGACGTGGTCAGACGTGGACAGCGAAATGATGGCCTTTGTCAACGACCGCATTGTAGATGCAACCTATGAATCCATTTTGAGGCTGGCGTCTTTTGGAGACACCGCCGCAACAAACGTAGGGGCAGGGTCCGGGTCCGAAACTATCACCGCCGGAGTAGCTGTTGCCTATTTTACTCCGATTGACGGCTTATGGAAACAGATTTTCACGGATCAGGCAGGAGCGAAAAAAGCTTATCGCTACACGATCAGCGAGAATGCACTGACCACCAAGGTTGCCCAGATGACATTAGCTGCTGATGCTGCCATTAAGGCCTTGCAGGCGATGTATGACAACATAGATTCAAGGTCCTTTTCGGGAGAAACTTTGGTATTCCAGATGACCCGGACTTTATACAATAACTACGTTGCCACCCTTGAGACCAAATCGCTTGGCTTTACTTTGGCAGCGGCTACCGATGGGAAACCGACCCCTTACTCTTATAGAGGAATTGCCATCCAGGTACGCTATGACTGGGATAGGGGAATCAAAGCTTGGCATGACCTATCTACGACCTACTATTTGCCTCACAGGGCTATCCTTACCAAGCTGACCAACATACCTATCGGGACAAGCGATGAGGAATCCATGTCGGCAGTTACTTCGGAGTACAGCTCTTATTTTAAAAAACACATTATTGATGTTGCCTATAAAATTGACGTCAAGTTGTTGGTTGAAGAAGAACTTGCTTCTGCATATTAGAAACCCAAAAGCCCACATTGCGTGGGCTTTTACAATACTTTAAGACATGGCAAATTGTTTAGCGGGTATCACCGCAGATGTATTAAACACGTGTTCCGAGGCCCCGATTGGTGGACTGGAACTCAACGCGTGGGTGTTTAACCGGGCCGATGTTACCGCAACCATCTCGGCGACTAATAAAAACCTTGTGACCGACATTGCGGTTGCATCTGGAAAAAAGGGTTATAAGATTCAGGGTTTCAAGAAGAATGTGAATGCGGGACACGACATTGTTGTTTCAGAAACCAATATAGACAAATACAACCACTATTTCAATTTTCAAGCGTGGATGCTTGACTCCGTTGCAGTAAACAACCTTGACGGGCTGAGTGATTTAGTGGTAGTAGTTGAACGGCTGAACAAGATGAAAGCTGGAGACGGTGCTTTTAAAGTTTATGGTTTGGAGACGGGGCTCTATAAATCTGCAGACACAGAGAGGTCCAACGACATTGACGGTAATAGGAATATAGAAATGACTAACCAGGCGGGAGAAGAGTCTACCGTGTCGGCCCATATCTATTTTGAGACAAGTTACGCTGTAACAAAGGCGGCACTTGACGCTTTATTGGTTATCCAAACATAATGTGGGANGANGTNAAAAGACTAACNGAGAGCGACATTTCCACTATACTAAAGTCGGGGGATCTGTCGCTCTTGTTGCTAAAAACCTACTCACGCCTTTTCATGGGTGGAGCTCAACCTTCAACATGCCTGAAGTGCATGAAAGAATATCATAGGATCATAATCACAAAAGGTATTAAACAAATAGAATTTATGCAAAACAAAACTTGTAAATTAAGGGATGGGTTGATTTTCGTTCCATCGCTGGGTCAGCACTTTTCGGACGCGTCCATGAGTGACGAAATGGCTATTCAGATGTTAAACTTAGGGGTTTTAAAAGCGAGCCATTTTATTACACTCCCAAAGAACCATGACCAAAAGCCAGAGACTCTCGAATTGAGTGTTGAAAACGTGGGAAGATTCACAAATGACGGTCTCGGCATCTATCAGGCAGAGGCAGTAAAAAGCTTCGCCAGAGAATTGACGGGGCATGACTTCACTACCAAGCAAAAGTCAATCGAGGCAATTCTCGCCTTTAAAGGTTAGAAAAGATGCGACTATTAAGCTCCAGCGTTGAGGACCGTTTGGTAGTAAAACTCAACAAGAACATAAAAGCCAGTGGAGGGGTTATGTCTTTTGGCGAAAAAGATGACTATCCCAATGTTATAGAGAAGACCGTTGCGGGTAGCGTTACGGCTGGGTCTGCATCGTCAATTTATTCAAAGTTCATTATGGGCAAGGGGTTTGTTGATGAAACATTGAACGATTATGTTGTGGGCGTAGATAGCCGTGGAAAGGAAATACGGATGCTCGACCTGTTGAGGGCCTGTTCCGATTCCGTTTCATTGTTCAACGGGCTGTACCTGCATACGCCATTGAACATAGAAGGTAAGATAAAAGACGTTTCATTGCTTCCGTTTAAGTATTGCAGGTTTTCAAAGATTGATGATCGGGGTTATACCGAGTCAATAGTGGTAAACAAAAACTTTGGAACAAAATCATTTAAAGCAGAAGACTCGGTAGGGTTTTCTATCTTTAACCCCAAGCCGGAGGTTGTCCAAGAACAGGTAAAAAAAGCGGGAGGCATAGAAAAGTATAAAGGCCAGATGTATTTCCAATTTTGGGACAATCGGTATTTATACCCACTAAGCCCGTTTGATGCCGTTTATCTGGATGCAAACACAGAATGGGAGTTATCAATTTATAAAAATCGTGAAATTCGCAACGGCTTCATGTTAAGGCACTTACTAAGGATAGCCAAATTTGAGAGCGATGAAAACAGGAATGAGTTTGTTTCACGGATAATGGAAAATGAGGGTTCAGACGGCTCTCGGGTCATGATCCTCGAAGATGAATACGACGAAGTGACGGGGGCTATCAAAGAGAGCGGGGCGTTTAAGCTGGAAAAGATAGACACCAACGTCAAT